GTCGTCTCATTGTTATACCACCAGATACAAAAAATACCATGTCTAAAACATTTTGACACATAACCCATTCATAACTATCGCAACTTAATTCCATAAACCATTTAAATCCTTCTTTTGGTGAAATTCCTACTATTGATTTTACACCTTTGATTATTTTTTTATGTTGTGAAAACGGCGTTTTAAATCTTCAAGGGTGTAATATCTGGAATAATTTGTAATTCCTTTTTACTCCACATATAAAAATTATTAAATATAAAATGTTGTGTTTTTTCTCTATATTTTGAATATTCATTTTTTGTTAATAAAAAATTAGGTGTTTCAATAAAAGTTACATTAAAATTAAAATCTAATTTATCAACAGGATCAAACATATAATAATTTAGTTTTATATTTATAGAATCCCTAAATTCAATATATATTATATCAAAACCAAGTTTTTTTAAATAAAAAAAATATGATTTCATTGAAGATCTGTGCAATATAAGTTTTTTTTTGTTATATTTATATTTACAAAAATAATGTGGATGTTCCCAAAGTGTTATTTTATATTTTTTATTAATATATTTTTTATTAAATAATTGATGTGGCAATAATAAAAGATTCATAATTATTAAATATATATTATATAAATAAATCAATAAATCAATAAATCAATAAATCAATAAATCAATAAATCAATATTTATTTTTAGAACAATCAAAAATATTTTTATTTACTGTTTTAACAATTATATTTTGTCCATAAATATAATTTTCTGGTAATTGAAATTCAATATCAATATTTGTTTCTTTATATATTATTTTATCATTTCGTTTTTTATTATTTAATATACAAATTGGTATTTCAATATCTATTAATTCACTATTATCAAGACTTTTAAAAAAATCTTTATCTCTAATTATTTTTTCATCATATAAATATCTTGTTATTTTATTTTCTTTTTCATAACGTGCCAATTTTAATCGTGGATCATGTTCATTTGAAAATAAATATGTTCCTTTATGAACTATCCATTCATTATTGTCATATATCATTTGAGTACACGCTGTATATTGAACAGGAGGACCATTATAATTCCCTTTTTTAATTTCTTCGTAATGTGGTAAATTTACATTACATGGATTTGTATTTAATGAACGTATCATATCGATAGAAGGTTTTGCATGTGTAACAATTATTGCTGTTCCATTATCTTTAATAAATGGATGTTTTATTATTTCATGAATTATTGAATTCAATCTTATTTCTGTTCCACCATTTAATGGTTCATGATAAGTAGTATTTTCATCCTTATTCTTTTTTTGTGAAAATATCACTTCTTTAAGTGGTTCATAATCTAAATCAATATTAGTTGAAATACTCATTAAATCGGCAGCATTTAAAAACCAGATCGGATTATCTTCAGAACCATTTAAATAACCTGGATCTTCTGATAATCCTGGTTCTATACATATTTCTGTAGATTTATCAGAATATATTCCATCATATTTTAATCCTTCTAATTGTTTTACAATAGCATCTGATGTTTGCACACATCTAATAAAAGGACTCGAAAATATAGCAATATTATTAGTTATTGGTAATTTTCCATATAACCATTTTCCTAATCGTTCAGATTGTTTATATCCTTCTTTCGATAAAGGTGTATCATGAGGTCTAAGTGCTTTTTTATACCATAATGGATTTATTTTATCTAATCTTTCACCATGTCTTATAATAAATAAGCATTTAGCACCAATATTCATTTTTATAATATATAAATATAAAATATAAAATATAAAATATAAAAACAGTATAAAATATTCTTATTTTTTATTCAAATCTAAATATAAATTATTAATAATAAGTAAAATAAAAATGAATTTAAAATAAAAATAAAATTTATTATATACAATGTCATTATTATCAAAAACCCAAATAATTGGTACAACATTTTTTGACCATCAATATATTAAAGGATCTATTGATTTTTTTGAAGACCAAACAAATAATCAAATACATATAAGTGGTGAATTAAAAAGTAATAAATATAAAGATTCTTATCATGGATTTCATGTTCATGAAGCTGGAGATTTATCTGAAAAATGTATTGGTGCTTGCGCTCATTTTAATCCATATCATAAGAATCACGGGGGTCCTAATTCTTATGAACGTCATGTAGGTGATTTAGGAAATATATATTTTGATAAAAAAGGAAATGCACAGATTAATTTTAAAGATAACTATATTAAATTACGTGGAACAAAATCTAATATTATTGGACGTTCGTTAGTGATTCATGAAAGTCTAGATGATTTAGGTATGGGAGGACATCAAGATAGTTTAACAACAGGACATGCTGGAGATCGTATTACTTGTGCAGTTATAGGATATTCCAAAAAAATGTTTAAAAATTAGTATTCAATATATAAATATTGATCTACTTACCTATAAAAATTTAATACAAATATTTTATTATGTATTAAATGAATTAAAAATAGTAAAAGATGTTAATAATTTAATGAAGTTATTTATACTGATAAACGCACTAATATATATATATATATATTGTAAGATACATGAATATTTTTTTTTAAATTCTTTTATGTATCTTAATAAGATGTATCTTAATAAATATCTGCTGTAAATTGTATTATATATTTGTTAGATAGTATTAATTTAGTTTTATCGTAATAATTAAAATTTATATCATTATTCCATCATTATCACTTCCAATTAAACTTGGATTTCCAATTAAACTTGGATTTCCAATTAAACTTGGACTTAAAATTAAACTTGGATTTCCAATTAAACTTGGAGTTCCAATTAAACTTGGAGTTCCAATTAAACTTGGAGTTCCAATTAAACTTGGAGTTCCAACTAAACTTGAAGATCCAACCAAACTTTCTTGTTTTACATCTTTAAATAATGAATTTGCGAATGATTTAGTATAAGGGATTAATAATGAAGGGAGTTCGAATTTATGTTGATAATATTTAGAAATATTATCTAAATTATAATCAACATACCAATCTTTTGTATTACCACCAATATATTCAGTTTCTAAAGTCCATACATTTGCATTAAAATAATAATATTCAAAAAATATTTTTCCATATGTGTAAGCTAATTTTGTAATATAATCTGGTAAATTTAACGGAAAATTACCTAATGGTAAAAATCCATAGTTAAATCGAAAAAATCCTTTTTGATTACTAAATTTACCAATATTAAATTTATAAAACTGTCCTTTTACACCATCTAAAAATGTCATTGATTTTATAACAATTGGATTTTTATTTGATTCTATAAATCTTTTATATAAATTACTATTTAATAATGGACCACTTAATGGTACTACACTTGCTTGAACTAATGATTCAGTATCATAAACATAATCTTTTTTTACAAAATCAAAACCTAATATAAATTTCGTAATAACTAATCCACCATTATATTTTAAATTAATTAATGAACTATCATGAGGACGTATATTAACAGGGTCATTATAATAACCAATAATTCCAAGCCATTTTTTAGTTATACCATTATCTGTTACAACATTTAATTTTACTGAATCATTAACATAAATTAATTTATTAATTTCATAATTTTCTATTATTCTTTGTATAACAAGTTCTAATGTAAATGCATTTAAAGCAATAGTATAATTACCATCTTCTCCAAGAACAGCAATAGTCATACCAATTAAACTAAAAATTTTATTTCTTTCTAAAAATACAGGAGAACCTGACATTCCTTTTACTACATTTATATTTATTAATAAACATTCTGGAATAGTATGTGCACCTTTTACAAAACTTCCATTATAAGATGGGTCCATTATTTCACCCGTTAATTGTACTCTATTATTTAATGAACCAATATTACCAATAATATGGGATATGTCACCTTGTAATATAGTAGATGATACATCAATTAATAATGGTGTATAACTTGATAAATCAACATTAAAAGTTTTATTATAAAATAATTCCGGATCAAATAAACCAACAATAATATCTGTATATATATCACGTCCAATAACTTTAAATTCTGCTGTTGTAGATACTATATTATTTGTGTCATCTACAACTTCAAATAATGCTTTAAATGATTCTAAATTTTCTTTTGATAATAAATGATTTGTTGTAATTAAATATATGTTACCAGGTCTGTTTATACTTTTATAAAGAAATCCACAACCTGTAGAACTAAGTGTTTGTTTCCCACTAACAACTGCTACTGATTTTACAAATTTTTGATATTCACTAACAGGAGGATTTGTATATTTAATAGGTTGTCTTAAAAATTGTCCTGTTCTTATATAATGTTCTCTTGATGAAGCAACATTATCAGGTGGTAGTCCATTTAATTGAGCATAATTAAACCAGTCAATATTATATAAATTTTTCATTGTTGAAGCAAATATACTATTATTTCCGTAATCAACTAAATATTGTTCCAATGATGGATCTTGTATAAAGTATTTACTAAAGGATTTAGGATTTCCGTAACCACTTGTACCTATTTCTGTATCAGATTCGTAAATAACTCTTGATATAAAATCAGTAAATATCATTAAATTATTGCCATAAACTTTAAAATCTTCTGAAAATTTATTAAAATCAAAATTATATTTACTATAAATATTAACATCATCACTAAAATAATAATCTTGTAATCTTCTTACTTGTTCATCAGTATAATAACCTAATTGAAATTGTTCTTCAACTAAAACTTCATTAGGTATAAAAGTATTTAATGTAAATGAATTTATATACCCAGGATGTATTGACATTGCAATATATTCATTTAAAGATATCATAAATCCAAGTATAGGTGTAAAATATTGTTTAAATTCCTGTTGTACAACTGTAGGTTTTAAATAATCCCATTCATTTCTTGAAAGGAAATCATCAAAAATTTCTAATTTAGTTTTTCCTTCTAAACCAAATTCAATTTGATACTTTGGAAAATCAAAATTATATTTACAATATACTAATTTTTTAGTTATTTCATCATATACATTAAAATATCTCATTTTTTTTAATATAAGTGAATCTGACATTATACTAATAATAAATATTATTATTTTAATTAATATTATTTTAATTAATATTATTTTCATTATCTTTTAAATAATAATTTAAAATAATAATTTAAAATGATATTTATAATTAATAAATATGACAGATAAAACACAACTTAAAGCATTATTTACAGATTTTATTTCTTTAAATAATGAAGAAGAAATATTGAAGACAAAAATAAAAAATTTAAAAATGAAAAAAGATAAAGCACATGATGAAATTGTAAATTATATGTCAAATAATGATATATTAGACAAAGAAATTATATTTGAACAAAATAAAATAAAATGTGCATCTTCTAAAATAACAGATTCAATTTCTAAAAAATTAATTTTTGAACGACTTAAAATTTTTTTAAAAGATGAAAATGTGGCAAATCAAGCTACAACTTTTATTTATAGTAATCGAAATAGTACACAAAAAATATCTTTAAAAGTAATTAATATAAAAAAATAGTTTTATTATACAATTATAAAATATGATTGGATTTAATAATTGGATAAATAATTATGTTGATGTATTAAATACTATTTATGCGGAATTTTTACTAATATCAATGAATAATAATATAACACTACCAGATAATGATGATACATTTAATAATTTTTGTAAAATGATTTATTATAGTAGTCAAAATATTAGTTTAAGAAACCCTGATAATTTTGACTATACAAATTAATACAAATTAATACAAATTAATATAAAGAAATATATTATATATAATACATAACATAATATAATATAATACAATGAATTGGTGTGACATAACAAAAATAAATACAAATTTAATTAAAGAAGTTAAAAAAGAGGAAGTTATAATTAAAAAAGAAGTAATAAATCCATATAGTATTCTAAATTTAAAAAATATTGATGATGAATTTGATTATATACATCATCGTAATATTTTAAATATATCATTCGAATTTCGTAATTATATTTCGTATAATTTTTTACCATTTATGGATAAACTTAATACTACTTATAATATATTTGATTTTATAAAAGAAAATTCATATGAATATACAAAAGTTATAAATAAAGTTGAAAAGTATAATAATGAATTAATTAAAGAATATAACCAAGAACAAGATGAATTAGAAAAAGAATTTGAGGAAGAATCAGAAGAATTTGAATAATTAACTATTTACTGATTATATATTGACTGATTTTTTATAATATGATACATTGTATAATATTATAAAAAAATTGATTCATATTAATAGATACATTAATAGATACATTAATAGATAATATGCCAAAAAGAAAATTTGAAAATAAAACAGAATGTTGTAATATAACAGAATGTTGTAATATAACAGAATGTTGTAATAAAAAAATATCAAATGATATAATTCATAATTGGGGTATATATAAATTTAATAACAAATGTATATATTGTCACTCTATAACTATAATAGATAAAGATACTATACATTTTATTGAACAATGTAATCAAAATTATGAGAATCGTCTCATGGAAAATGAAGATGTTAATATTCATCCACAATTATGTTCAGAAACATATTTTAGTGATACTTTTATGGAAGAATGTGATAAATGTGGTAGAATATGGGATGGAAACGCACAATGTGACTGTTGGTCATCTTATGATTCAGATTAAATATGAATAATATTCGATGTGTAAAAAAATTGATTTTTATAATAATAAAACAACAAATATAACAAATATGAATAATTTAGATATTCCATCTTGTAATTTTGAATCTTCTGATTCTGAATCTGAAGATTTAAAATCTTCTACTGATAATTTACAATTATTAACAGAATCCAAGCAATTTTTAGAAAAAAAAACAATTGATGAAATAAAGAAAGAATCTGAAGATTTAAAATCTTCTACTGATAATTTACAATTATTAACAGAATCCAAGCAATTTTTAGAAAAAAAAACAATTGAAGAAATAAAGAAAGAATCTGAAAAAAAAACAGAGGATGAACTTATTAATTTAGGTAAAATAATAAATGACAAAGAACATAAAAATAATCAAGATAAACTTAAATTGGAACATATTTCTGAAATATTTAATAAATATAAAAAAATGGGTAACACAATAGATGTTGTTAATAAAATAATAAAGAAACAGTGTTATATCGAACTAAATGAGTTGGTTGATGCTATATTTTTATTTGAATCAATTACAAATGAATTTATTGAAGAAAAAGAGAAAAATGAGTTATTATTAAAAAAAGATATTAAAGAATTAAAAAATGATATTACAGATAATAATAATGAAATTTGTGAATTAGAAGATAAAATTGAAGATTATTGGACAGTACGTGTTTGTAATTTAAGAAAAAATCTTGTTAATAAAAATAAATTAATTAATTATATCTATATTGGATGGGGATTATCAGTAATTCATACATTTATATTTACATATTATGGATTTAATTCATATATAAATTTTTGGTATAATGTATATTCTATTCTATATTCTATAATTAGATTCATTGTATTATTTATTCCAAATATATACAATTGTCTTAAAAATTATGATTCTACGTATATCAATATTGTGAATTTTTTAAAGAATTCATTCAAATATTTAAAAGGTAACTCTCATTTAAAAAACAATATATATGTATTGAAGAATAGTACCCAAATATTAAAAAATGGAGTTTTTGATTCTATACAAAATAATACATTACTTGTAAAAGATAACACAAATATTCCAATCACAGATATTCCAATATATACATACGATTTTATGAAAGATAATCTAAAAAATCTATGTAATATAATTTATATAAATTGTATTACATTATTAAAAATACCAATTAATAATCTATACGGATTATTTAATTTCATTAAAAATACTATGACTTATTTATTTGAAAAAATTATATCAATGATGATATTCTTTACAACTACAAAAATTTGTTTATGCATAATAACATTATCATTTTTAAAACAAATATTTTCAAATTAATATTTCAAATTAATATTATATAATTTGTTATTATATAATTCACTATTATAAATTATTTTATTATAATATCATCTTTTTTATTTATTTCTTGATCAATAAGAAAATCTTTAACATTATCTCTTTGATCACCAGATAATTGAATAACATCTTCATCATTCTTATCTTTTTTAATTGAACCATTGCAACAAAATATTTTTTTTAATGATTTTGTTATTTTTTTAATATCTAAATCATTTTCTAATCCTTCAATTGTTGTAATACATTTTTTACCATTTCTTTTTATATACTTAATATATACTTTATTATTTACTAAATCATCATCATCAAAAGCAATATTTTTATCTAAATTATCTAAATCCATCTTTGTTTGTTTGTTTATATATAAACATTTTTCTTTATATTTAATTATAAATTCTTTTAATAATTAAATGATTAATAATAAAATGATTTTAAGATATATTTTTATTATTAATTATTATGAGTTTAAGTATTTTAACTTATTTTATAGGTAGTTTTTATATTATAAATACTACTTTCCATATTTCAAATAACTTAACAAAATATCTATTTGATAATAAATATATAAATTTACCAATGTATAAATTTGATAAAATAAATGAAGTTATTTATTCAAGTTTTCATTGTATTTTAGTAAGTTTCCTAAGTTTTTTATGTTTTGATCGTCCAACCGTTGATTATAATAGTTATTTTAATTTTAAATTAGAAAATAAAGTAGAAGATAATAATTTAATGATTGTTACACTATCATTAAGTTTATCTTATTTTATTATAGATCTATTTCGTTGTTTATATTTTAAAAAATATTTATTTATAATACATCATGTATGTGCATCATTTTTATTAACCCATCATTTATATTTAATTAAGAATGATTATAATCATGGAATGTATGCCATACATACATTATTTTTATTAGAATCAAATAACATATTATTAAATATTGGATTTTTATTAAAAGAATTTAATTTTCATTATTCAATAACATGTACATCGTGGATAATTCATTTATTATTTTTCATCATGTTTAGATTAATTCAATTTCCTAAAATAATGGTATTATATTTATTAAATGATTTTAATTTTATTCATTATTGTATACAACTTCCTAATATTATAATGATATATATGGGTTCATTATATTGGGCATATAGACAATTAAATGGGATTAATAAATATTTAAAAGAAAATTGTGTTATATAATAGATAAATAGTTAGAATCTTGATATTTTTTTTATATCTAAAATAAGAATGAATAATAAAATTTTTATTTTAGAGCCACGTGCAGGGTTATGTAATCAACTTAATTGTATAACAATTGGAATAGTTTTAGGAATATTATATAAAAGAGATTTATATTTTAATGGATTTCAAATAGATTATATGAATGAAAATATATTAACAAATTTTGATAATATAATAGATGTAAGTAAATTAAAAAAAATATGTAAAAAATATAATATCAAAATATTAGATAATATTGATTTTACTATTGATGATGTTCCTATTTTAAATACTAATAATGAAATAATTAATGATACAAAGGATATTTTTAGTTATTTATCATTAGAAGATAACTTAAATATTCATATTTTAAATTTAAAAAATCCAATTAGTACATTTATACCAGATGAACATCAAGAACTTTATAATAATATAAAATTAAATATAAAATTTAATCAAAAATTTTATAAAATCGCAAAAGATATAAAAAAACAATATAAACTTGATAATTATTGCTGTGTTCATTTAAGAATGGAAGATGATGCTATTGATTTTATCGAAAAAAAAATGAATAAGGATAATGTCGAATTGATTAATGATATTTATAAACAAACATATATTCAAGAATTAGAAAGATTATTTAATTTAGATTTAAATATATATGTATGCACTTCATTATGTATGTTTGAAAATAAAAATAATTTATTTTATAAAATAATTAAAAAAAAATATAATTTAATTGATAAAAATGATATTATAAAGAATTATGATTTGAATAATGATTTGAATAATGATTTGAATAATGAACATAATCAGCGTGAGTTATATGGAATTGTGGATTATATTATCGCATTAGATTCAGAATATTTCACAGGATGTGATTGGTCTTCATTTTCTATTGCTATAAAAAATAATCACATGCATAATAATAAAATGTATAATTTATTAAATATATGGAATATGTGTGCTAATTCATAATTTTATGATTCGTTTATTTTTAATATAAATAATTTTTATTAAAAAAAATAATTATATATTATATATGACTACTTTAAAAGAAAAATTTGTTAATTTAGATTCTATGCTTGCACATTTAAATACAACGGAGATAACTAAAAATCAACAAAAAAAAAATTTAGTTAATTTACGTAAATATGAATACACAAAAAGCATCAATAATTTTGAAAGTGAAGATAGGATTGAAATGAGTAATCCCCCATATAAAACTGATGAGTTTTTAATAAAAGTAAATATTACTCCAGAAACTGTTAAAAACCCAGATAAATTATTCAACTTATTAGATCAATTAAGGATCATGATAATAAGATCAAAAATGATGCATTCGAAACTGGGATTACCTCCTTACGGGAGGGACCCCAACATCGACTGGGATTATTCAAGTATTTTTTGTGATGCATTTATGAAAACATTTGATAGTATAATAAAAAATAATAAAAATTTATCAAAACGTTTATTAATTAATTATCAAGCTACAATTTATAAAAAATATAGACCAGCATATTCTTATTTTTTGAAACACCTAAAAAATTATCCAAAAGAACTTGGTAAAAATACTACATTTAATAAGTTAGATATACCAAAACATGGTAGTAACATAATATTAAATGATTTATTTCACATAAATAATTCAATAGAAATAAGACCAGCACTAGAAATAGTAGAAGAAAGAAATAAAAATCTGGAAATGTTTAAAGAATGCTATAAAAATTTCACTAAAGAAGAAATAATAGAATATTTTACACTTTCATCTACATTATTACCTTCATGTAAATCTACTACGTTTAATAGGATTCAAAAATCAGAATCTTATGAAAATTGTTTAGAAAAAAAAGTAATATATTGGAGAGATCTGTATAATTTTTTAAAAAATACTAAATTCAATAATAATAAAATCAATAATAATAAAATCAATAATAATAAAATCAATAATAATAATTCAAATAAAAAAAAATTAATACAATTAGCAGAAGAAGAAAAAAATAAACATACAACACATCTTAAAAATAGATTTAATAAAGTTTTAGATAATCAAATAATTAAAAACACAAAATAATGTAAATTTTAATTTTTACGATTCGTTTATTTTTAATATAAATAATTAACTAATTATTTATATGACAGATATTTTATTGCTTGATATACGTAACCATGATGAAATTGATTCAATAAAATATAATATTGATTATGTAGAAGATGAAGATGTAGAAATTGAAGATGAAGAAAATGATAAACTACAAAACAATGGAAAAAAAAATATTGAAAAAATTACAGAAATATTGTATATACCATCAACATCCATTAAATATAATATAAATTTTTTAAACTTACATTTTCAAAAATATAAAATGGTTTATATTATTTGTCAATCTGGAAATAGAAGTAAAATAATTAAAGAAAAATATTTTAATGATGATAAACATATTATTATTAATGATATTCATTTTGATAAATTAAATTCTGATCAAGTAATAAAAACATCTGGTATTCACATGTCTATTACAAGAAAAATTCAAGTTATATCTGGAAGTATTATAATATTTATATTTGCATTATCTTATAAATATAGTATTGCTATTTATATATATATATTACTTGGATTATTTATGTTATATGTTGGAATATCAGGTAATTGTTTTATGTCATCAATTTTAACAAGAAATAGTTTTTAATTTTAAAATTTTATTAAAAAAAAAAAAAAAAAAATAAAATAAAATAAAATAAAATAAAATAAAATAAAATAAAATAAAATAATAATTATATTACAAAAAATATCTATGTTTATAATATAATGTCTAAAATCAATAATATCAGTAAATCAATGATGTCAAACCCATTAATTATAGTAGTATTATTATTACTAATAATTTTAATTTTTTTAGGTCTTGTTCGAATAATGAATCCAAGTTTTTCTACCGGTGTTGGTATAAATGCACATATTGGTACTATTAAGGGTAGTATTAATTTAGAAGCTTTTGAAAATTCTAATGGACCCCAATTTGTTTGTTTTGTTGCTGACTGGTGTGGTCACTGTAAAAGAGCAAAACCTGAAATTAATAAGTTAAAAGAACAAGGAATACAAGGTGTGGAAATTGTTGAAATAGATTCTGACAAATCTCCTGAATTAGTTAAAGAACATGGAGTACAAGGATTCCCTACTATGAGATTTTACCCACAAGGATTATCTAATAAATCAACTTTTGAAGATTATACAGGTGATAGAACTACTGAAGGAATGAAAACATTTTTAGATAGATTATTAAATAAAAATTAAATAATATGATAAAATAATATATTTATTTATCTATTTATCTATTTATCTATTTATTAAAAATATTTTTAATAAATAAAATATTATTATTTTAATTTATCATTTTATAGTCACTAACTAGTTTGTGAATTATTTATGATATATATCAATCTTTTTATAATTTAAATTTATGGTTGTTATTTTTTAGTTTCCTGGTTCTATATAACCAATATGTTGTTTATATAAACCCCAAATACTTACTTTATCTAAGTGCATACGTTGTCTAAACACTTGTTTTGTCATTAAATAATCAGATACGATCTTAAAAAATAACCAATATCGTACCTCTGAATCGTTGGTATTTACATGTACATAATACTCATTTCCAGGAAAGGTTGGAGAAGTAGATTCAATTGAGTTAGTTTCTTGTCCATTTGAATATTCAATCATATTTCCAATAGAAAGCACATTATGTCCATCCCATGTACAAATGTTTAAATTCTTAATAGTACCACGATATTTATTTGTACTAACACCTTCGTTAAATTCTTCAATATAATATGTATTGTCAGTTTCCAAATCATATGGTGAAATTGAGTTCATTTTTGATATGTAATAATATAATTATTGAATTATAAATCAATTTTATTATATTCAGGACTAAAAAACTTTTAGGAAATCGCCGTTTTAAATGTGCGAAAATGTTTTAACAAATGAAAATATTTTCGTAACAAAAATGTTTTAACAAATGAAAATATTTTCGTAACAAAAATGTTTTAACAAATGAAAATATTTTCGTAACAAAAATGTCTTTTTTAATAAATTTATTTTTTTCTTTAAAAATAAATTACTTTTATTATAACCCAAATCATATAGAATTAATTTGCTTCCATCATCTATATTAAAGTTTAATTCATTATGATGAATATTTAATATATATATAGTATTCTTGTACTTTTTCTTACTATAAAACATTTTTAAATAATTATAATAAATTATCAAACATAATTCTTTTATATTCGTCATAAAATCAATATTATCATTTGTTAAAATATTATCAGGTGTATTATCAGGTGTATTATCAGGTGTATTATTTGATGTATTATTTGATGTATTATTTGATGTATTATTTGATGTATTATTTGATGTATTATCAGGTGTATTATTTGATGTATTATCTGGTGTATTATTTGATGTATTATCAGGTGTATTATTTGATGTATTATCTGGTGTATTATTTGATGTATTATCTGGTGTATTATTTGATGTATTATCTATTGTATTATGTTTAAATATAAAATCCTTTTCATATTCTGTTATAGATACAATACCTAATTTATATGTATCTTTGTGATAATTTATAGGATATGGATCTAATACAGCTCCGTCTACATATAAATAATTATTATAAATAATTGGTGGGAATAATAATGGTATATTCATACTCATTAACATACAATCAATTATTTTCATATTTGGGGTGTTAATATAATTAAAATATTCTACAGTATTTAATGTTTGATTTACACTATTCATTGTTAAATTTATATTTGTAAATTCATATAATCCCTGAAATGTAATATTTATAGAAATATTTTTAGTTATAAAAATTGATTTAATTAAATTAATAATACGTGAATTATCAATAAATCCGCCAATATTTAATAAATTAATTATTTTTATATCAAAAAAATCATTTATATTAATTTTAAAAGTTAATTCTTTAATATCTTCAATTGTATAACCAATATTTAATAATACACATAACAATGAACCTGCAGATGTTCCAGTTAAATATTTAAAATTCTTTAAAGGATAATATTCATTAATAGATTTTAATGCACCTATATAGCAAAAAATATTTATACCACCAGACCCAATTATTAATTCATTAAATTTGTATTTCATAAATTCTATAATTAATATTTTTTTATATATCCTTAGTATGAATAACTACGATTATTATGGTAATTATAAAAATAATGACGAATATCCATTATTTACAGTAAATGATTTACAAAAGAAAGCAAAAGAAAAAGAACAAAATAGAAATAAAATATATTTCTTGATATCTAAAAAATGTTTTGAAAAAATAAAAGAAACATCGACAAATGATCAATACTATTGTTTCTTTAAAATACCTGAATATATACCAGGATATCCATTGTTTAATATGACAGAATGTGTTTTATATTTATTAAATATTTTAAAAGATAAAGGATTTTTATGCAGATATGCTGATAATTATATTATTTATATTACTTGGAATATCCCTAAAAAAACATATAAAGCTATAGAAAATAATCCTAATCCTAATCCTAATCCTAATTCTTTAACAAATATACATTTAAAATATAAACCTGTAGAAGGAAATTGTTTTAAAAATTTCATACCAAGAAAGAAAACTTAATTATTTTTACTACCTAAATATTTACCTAATTTAAAAATATTATCCATAATAAAGATAATAATTAATCCTAATATGATTAATACAATTAAATCCTGAATATCTGTTTTATTATTATTATTATTATTGAAGTTACTAAAACTTTCTATAGAATCTTCTTCATTTTCTGAATTTATATTTTTCATATTTGTATTTGTATTTGTATTTGTATTTTTATTCATTAACATTTTATATTTTCTGAAATTATTTTCTAATTCTATGAATTTATTTTGCAATGATTTTTTTTCTATATCTTCATGAAATGGTTTATATTCTTTATTTAAATTCATATCCGAATCTGAATATAAACTATTTACTTTATTTACAGAATTAAATCTATAATCATTATAATCCTCGTTAATATTATTTTCAGGCATTTTATTTCTTTCTATATAATTCATCGTATTTAACATTTTTTTCATAGTCTCATTATCTTTTTTTAAATTATCAAAATCCATTTGAGATTTTGTTTTATATAAATTAATATTATCTGTATCCTCATTAATTTTATTATTATTTTTTATTTCTTTGGGTTTTTTATCATCGTTTTGTATATCTTCTTTTTTATTTATACTTGAGCCCCAGGCTTCTTCTAAAGAACAATATGATATTTTCGACATATTATGTATCTATTATAGAATTAGATTTTTAAAATTAAAAAAAATATAGATTAATTTAAAATTTATTATATAATAATAATTAATGGATATTAATATTTTAAAAAATATTTTAGTATTATTTATAATTATCTTATTATTTTTAGTATTATCAAATGACAAACAATATAATTATTATGCTAATAAACAAAAATTTAATTATTTGATTTTATTAATATTAATTTATTTTATATATTCTGAATTACCTATTTCAATAATTTTAATAATTCTATTAATTGTTTTATTATTAAATAAAGATTTTTATAAAAGATATATTTTAGAAAATAAATATTTAAAAGAATATATTCCTAATTTAGAAAATTTTGATAACAATTTAAATTCAGATTCAGATTCAGATTCAGATTATGATTTCACACCATATAATGAAGGTGATAATGTAAAAACTGTTTTAAACAATGATGAAAATAAAGGAGATAGTCATTCAGATGACAATGAAAATAATAAAATAAATAATTCATTAAATAATAAGTTAAATAATCAAGTAAATAATCAAAAAAATAATGATAATGTAACAGAACCATTTAGATCAAAAATAAAAGATATTAGAGATCATATTAATAATGCTATTACAAATACAAATACAAATACAAATTAAATTAATATTTTTTTATTTTTTTTATTAATATAGATTAATGGATACTGCATTAATACATTTATCTAATAGTCAATTATTCAATGGTTCTATTATGTTATTATCAAATATTGGTGGTAAATATTTAGCATTAGATTTACCAAAAAATGTGGATGTTTTATTTGAAAATTATGCTATTTTAAGATATATTATATTATTTTCAGTATTTTTTATTGCGACAAGAGATATTAAAATATCAATTTTATTAACCTTATTTTATTTTATTATTATTAAATTTATAATAAATGAAAATAGTCGATTTTGTATAATGGAAAAAAAGTTAAAGTAATGTATAAAGAAAATAGTAAAATAAATACACAATAAATTTACTATTAAATAGTATCTTTTTATCTTTTTATCTTATTAACTTTATTTAATATCAAAAAAATATATACAAATATAGTAATGAAATTAAATTATTATTATACAATAATAATAATTATAATTATTATAATTATTATAATTATTATACTTTTTATCAAATACAACAAGTAATAGATAATTTTAAAAATAAATTAATGAATCATTCAAATCATAATAATATTATTAAGAATTCTGGGTCAAATCCTTGTGTAGATAAATTATCTGATATAGAATATTTAGAACATATGATACCACATCATCAAGTTGCAATAGATATGTCTAATTTATTAATATCAAAAACACGAAATCCTACAATGCTTAAAATATGTAGAGATATTATACGTTCACAAAGTTATGAAATATGGGAAATGACACATATGAAAAAGAATTTATCTAATAATATGGTTGATGATACAAAATGGATAGTAGATGGTACAATTACAAATTTAGATATAGATTATCCTATTATGTCTAAAGCAAAAGATGGAAAATGCAATCCTTTATTTTTTAAACCAAATGACCATGCAAAACATATGAAAAATATGAAATTAACAGATAAAAGTTATTTAGAACATATGATTCCACATCATCAAGTTGCGATAGATATGAGTCATCGTTTATTACTTCATACGAATAATTCATATTTACTATACTTTTCTCGTAAATTAATTGCAGACCAAAAAAATGAAATATATTTAATGAATAATTTATTAAAAAATACATATAATTACAAAAGTGATTTATTTAATCAAGAATAAATAAATAAATAAATAAATAAATTATTATAAAGATTTTATATAACTTTATTATAATATAAATGATTTGTTATGTAATCATCTTTTTAATTATATTAATTACTTTTATAATATTAAATAAATTTTTAATTATAAAAGAAAGATTTACGAGTTCTAAATCTATTACAAATAAAGTATATGAATATTTAATTATTGGTTCAGGACCTGCAGGATTACAAACAGCATATTTTTTAAAGAAATATAAAAAAGATTATATTATTATTGAAAAAGAAAATGAAAGTGGTTCATTTTTTAAAAAATATCCAATTCATAGAAAATTAATTTCTGTAAATAAAGTTCATACAGGTTCTACCAACAAAGAATTTAATTTAAGACATGATTGGAATTCATTATTAAGTGACGATGATTCATTATTATTTAAAAATTATACAACAGAATTCTTTCCACAAGCAGACATTATGGTAAAATATTTAAATGATTTTCAAAATAAAAATAATTTAAATGTTTCTTTTAATACAACTGTTTTAAAAATAAATAAATTATCCAATGATTTATTTGAAATAAGTACTTCAAAAGGAGTTTTTAAATGTAAAAAATTAATTGTTGCTACAGGATTATTTAAATCAAATCGATCTACTAATGTCGAAGGTGCTATTACATATAGTGATTTAACAAAAGATAAAACTAAATTTAAAAATAAAAATATACTGATTTTAGGTCAAGGTAATTCAGCATTTGAAACAGCAAATTATTTAACAGATACAGCAGCATTTATTCATATTGCAGGATATGGAGCATTAAAATTTGCTTGGCAAACACATTATCCTGGGCATTTACGAGCTATAAATAATGATTTTCTCGACACATATCAATTAAAAACGCAAAATGGATTATTATCTTTTAAAAAAAATGAAAAAATAGTGATTCAAAAAAAAGATAATAAATATCTTATTTACGGCATTGAAGTAGATAATAATAATAATAATAATAATAATAATAATAAATTATTTGATAAAGAAAATTTGAATGATATGATAGAAGATTTGGACTCACAAAAAGGGTATGATTATGTAATTGATTGTACAGGTTTTAATGTAGATGATAGTATTTTTGGAAATTTTAAACCTGATGATAATGGAAAAGTACCTTTGTTAAAATCTAATTTCGAAAGTAAAAATATTCCTAATTTATTCTTTGCAGGAATATTATCTCAAGAAATATCTTATAAAAAAAGTTCTGGACCATTTATTCATGGTTTTAGATATTTAACTAAATCAATGATAAAAATAGATACAAATAATATAGATACATATAAAATAAATAATGAAAATAAATTAGTAGAAAAAATATTATATAGATTGAATACAAGTTCTGGATTATATCAAATGTTTAATTGTTTATGTGATATTATTATAATTGAAAGTAAGAATAATATTATATATATGGAAGAAATACCTATAAAATATGTAGAAGATATATATATTCCAAAATATCAAAAAATAATTATTGTAAAATTTAATTATGGAGATTATGGAGGTGTTATTGAAAATAAAAATAGTCTTGACGATGCTTCTTATGTTTTTGGTATTGATAGGGCAGTTGGTTCTAAGAAAGAAAAAGCACATTTGAGTGATTTTTTACATCCAGTTTTTATTGTATATAATAATCATAAAGAAATATCTACTTTTCATTTATCTGAAAATTTATTATTTGAATTCAAATTAAAAGATACGCATATTAAACCATTACAAAAATTTATTAAAACCACATTGTCATAAATTTTTTTTATTTTTTTTTATTTTTTTTTATTTTTTTTTATTTTTTTTATTCAAAAACTTAAAAAAAATATGTAAATATATAACCTATTCATATTTATATATTTTTAAAATATATAAATATTTGCGTAATAATTAAAAAATAAATATAAAAGTATTTTTTAATTATGAGCAATTTTCTACCTAATTTTAATATTCATAAAGAAAATGATTTTAGTGAAAGAAATACAAATAGCATTCCTTTAGGAAATAATAATATATCGATATCTAAACAAAATATTGATTTAAAAACAGATTCAATTAATAATATAAAGCCAATGCTTGGAAATAATAATAGAATACATATACCCGAAGGGTCAAGAATTAAAATAAAACCTACTTTTAATAATAAAAAAATTCCACATGATTCATTTTCAATGATGGCTAATCAAAAAAAAGGTGGTATGTCATCTGCTGATAATAGTGATGACGACACTTATGATAATGATATAATATCATCTCCTAGTAATCAATCCGATTTAAATTTTGACAATAATGAAATATTTTCAAATAATAGTCAAAATTTTGATAATAATAATAATGATGATGATGATGACGACGACGATGATGATGGTGACAACGATGGATCAACAGATGATAGTGGACAATATGATGACGACGATGAAGAAAGTCAAGTTAGTATTAAAAAGAAAAAAATGAGTTATGAAGAAGTTCAACAAAATAAACAAAAAATTTTATTTGATTTGGATAGATTACAAAAACAAGGATATCCTCCTTCCAAGAAATATTCAATGGCATCTTCTTTCGAAGATTTAACATTTGAATATGAAAGACTAAAGAAACAAAGAGATGTAGAAAAATCTATCAAATTCAGTAGAAAAATGCTAATGGCATTTACCAGTGGTATTGAATTTGTAAATACACGTTTTGATCCATTAGATATAAAATTAGAAGGATGGTCCGAAAATATGATGGAAAATGTAAACGACTATGATGAAGTTTTCGAAGAACTACATGATAAATATGGTGATAGTATTAAAATGGCACCAGAACTTAAATTAATTTCTATGGTTGCAGGAAGTGGATTTATGTTTCATTTAACGAATAGTTTATTTAAGAGTGCTACACCCGATTTAAAAGATATATTAAAACAAAATCCTGATATTATGAAAAATATATCTGAAGTAGCTGCTAAAAATATGAATACAAATATTGATGATAAATTTGGATCAAATGATTCAATAGGAAATATGATGAAGTCTGGCATTAATAATAAAGTTTCATCAATGAATTCTAATCAACAAAAAATGGGAGGACCTAAAGGTATTGACGATTTAATTGGTGAATTAAATGATGATGACGCAAGTGTTAGTAGTGAAGAATCTATTAATATGTCATCATCTTCTAAAAAAGCTAAAAGAAATAAAAAAGGAGGTATTAGTTTACAACTTTAATTTCATATAATTTCATATAATTTTTGTTTAAAAAATATTTAATTTATATACTAAATTAAATAATGAATGTAGATCATTTTCGTAAACATATTGTAAATGGTAAAACAAGAATCGAATGTGTTATCAATAATATTAATAAAATAATGTTAGAATGTGATTCAAAATATATAGATTCTGTTCAAGAAAATTATGATGGATTTTTAGTTCTCATTTTAATTGTTGCAATGAAAGAAAATAAAGACATAGAAATTAATGGAAAAGTATCCTATAAATTATATTTTAATATTATTCATCATATTATTCCAATAATAAAAATTCTTCATCCTACTTTCTATACAATAAAAATTAAAGTTCAAGGATTTTCTAATTTTGATTTTAAAAATAAAGGAGTTGGTTGTGGATTAAGTTGCGGTGTTGATAGTTTATCTTGTGTTCAAGACCATTATTTTAATCAATCAGGTCCATATAAATTAACACATTTGACTAACTTTTATGCTGGGGCAACAAGAAATGAAAATGTTTATGAAAATAAATTAATTAATATTCAAAATTACGTTGATAATACAGATCTGGATTTTTTACAAGTTTATACAACTTTTCATAAAATTAATAATTTAGAACATCAATATTTTCATACTTTAAGAAATTTATCTGTGCCTTTATTTTTTCAAAAATTATTTAAAAATTATTATTATGCATCTTCTTTTTCTTATCAAAATACAAAAATAGTTCCTGATAGTGGTTCAATTACATCAGCTGAACCTGTAATAATACCATTATTATCTACAGAAGTATTAGAAATGTCTATTCATGGTGCTCAATATTCAAGAGTAAGAAAAACACAAATGATATCTAATAATAAATTATCACATAAATATTTAGACGTATGTGTTCATCCAACTTATTATGAAATAATCCAAGATAAAATAAACTGTTCAAAATGTTATAAATGTCTTCGTACTTGTTGCACTTTAGATTATTATAATATATTAGATAAATTTGATAATGTATTTGATTTAGAAATATATGAAAAATATAAAGAATCATATTTACTAAATTTAGTAACAACGAATCCTTATGATAGAGAATTAACAGCAAAATATTTTTATAATAATAAACTTTATTTAGATATTAAATATGATATTGACTTTGAAGAATTAATTGTTCATACTAAAAATGATAATAATGAAAATAACGATTATGATGATGATGATGACGATGAAATGAATGATGATGGAATTTTAGATGATAAATATAATATTAATTTTGAAAATTTAATTAAAAATAATAATAATAATATTGTAGAAGATGTAAATTTTTACAATGAAATTAAAAATAGCGAAAATAACAATGATACAATTAACAATGTCGAAACTAACAATGATACAATTAACAATGTCGAAACTAATAATGATATAATTAACAATGATGTAATTAATAATAGCGAAACTAACAATGATGTAATTAATAATAGCGAAACTAACAATGATGTAATTAACAGTATCGAAACTAATAATGATGAAATTAAAAATAGCGAAAATAACAATGATACAATTAACAATGTTGAAACCAACAATGTCGAAACTAACAATGATGTAATTAACAGTATCGAAACTAATAATGATGAAATTAACAATGTACAAACTAAAAATGATTTAATTAACAATGTAGAAACTAAAAATGATTTAATTAACAATATACAAACTAAAAATGATTTAATTAACAATGTACAAACTAAAAATGATTTAATTAACAATATTGAAACTAATAATGATAAAATTAACAACTACGAATTAAAAAATAATAAAAATAATTATATTAATAATTATAATGAAATTAAAATTATAGATTATAGAAAAGATATAAATGATGAAGAAGATAGTGATAGTGATGAATCTGACAGCAGTGACGAAGAATATTTTAAAATAAATAAACCAATTAATATAAATAAAAGTCCAAATAAAAGTCTAAATACATTTCCAAATACAATTCCAAATACAATTCCAAATACAATTCCAAATACAATTCCAAATACAATTCCAAATACAATTCCAAATACAATTCCAAATACAATTCCAAATACAATTCCAAATACAATTCCAAATACAATTCCAAATACAATTCCAAATACAATTCCAAATACAATTCCAAATACAATTCCAAA